GTCTCGCCCGATTCGTTCTTCCTGAGACACTTTCTTCGTCGGATCCTGTTCAAGAACGTCCGTGTAACTTCGTCTTGCCATAAATGGCCTCCTTGGTTTTAGTTTTTAGATCTTAGGCGTTCTCCGCGTACACCCACCGCCAATCCGACCAGCCGTACGAATACCGCATGTAGCCGGCAAATTTGGCGACTAAGGTATCAAAATCAGTATCCTTATAGAACTGCGGTGTGATCCGGTCAAACCAATTCAAGTACATCTTCATGATCTTGGAATCCACGAAGAACCAGCGGGTTGTGCTGGACAGGTAGTTCGGCCATACGACGAGTTTGTATCGACCCACATGGAAGTTGACGTTGTTCTGAGCGCTGTCCACTTTACCACGCGAGTTGATGATTTCGTAGGCGTAACTTTCCAGGTCCACCGGAACGATCAGCATGTCCGGTTGAATGGTGAGCGGATTATCCCGGTTGGATTTGAATTTCACCATCTTGATTCTGGCCGTATCGACTTCTGTCGGAGACAGGGCGGTCGATCCGGTATTGGACTGGGTGGATCCACCGTTGTTGGAGGTGTGGGCCGCGTTCCCCAGGCAGAGTCCGTCGCCGCCGGTGATGTTCGTCACGAAGGCGTTATTGAACACGCTGGCCGCGTCGGTTTCCCGTTTCCGGAAAGCCGCCAGGCCCAGTTGCTGAGGACGTCGGGCGATGACGTTATAGAGATCGTCATCAACCAGTTTCCGTTCCACTTTCATTCCGCGGGTGAATTCCTGATGGACGTAGTTGGTCTTGTATCCTTCTCCGGTATCGTCGTACGAGACCTGTCCGGTAAACGGGACGAAATCCGCCACGTCACCCATTTCAAGGTCGTGTTCCTGAGCCTTGCGGGATTCCTGGACGTTGAACAGAATTGAAGCAATCGACTGCTGAGATTCCTGGTAAAACACGTCTGCGAAGACCTTCCGCAGGCCGGGTTCCAATACGTCAGCGTAACTACCTGAGCTTAACATGGATTCCTCCTACCAATTTCAATTTTTCAAGGCGGGACTCTTCGGGAGACATGCGATCCCTCCCGAAGAACCCCGCAAAAGGTTTTAGGCGTTCGTTAGCATGTAATGCTGGCTGCTCTTTAAGTCGGCGTGAATCGAGTTGCCAGAGACCGGGAAGTTGAGCCCGTCATGTTTGGTCGGGTCCAATGTCACCCAATCAAACCCGACACCTTTCAAGAAGATGTCCAGGACCTTCATTTCCACGGATCCTTGCGCGGCCGTACCACCGGAGAGTTTATCGTAAGTCGATGCCAGGGTACATTTCGGAGCGTTGACGTAGAGAAGTTTCAGGGCCTTATTCGCAGTCGTTTCAGCCGAGTTGACGGCACTCTTGAGCGTATAGGTACCGCTGGAACTGGCCAGGACGTAGTGCAGGTACCCCGCATCCGTCCAGAGCCAACCGCCGGAAATATCTTCACCGGAAGTGACGACAATGCTCGTACTGGAACAAGTCGTCATGGTCAGGCCCGTGGTGAAGTTGGAACCCGTCAGGGCGCTATTAAACTGAGTCCGGTACACGTGCAGAGGACCCACCAGACAATCCGCGAGGATATACTTCGTTCCCGCGTTGGGGTCGTTGTCCAGGGTCGCACCCGGCCACGCCTGATTGAGGATCCCGACGAAAAGCCCGGCTTGACTGGTATTGACGGGAGCCGGAATCAGAAATCCGACGTTGGTGCCCATAGTCGTTCCTTTGACCAGGAACGCCCCTTGATTAAGATTGGCCGCCGCCGAATAAATCGGTTGAGGCTTCCGCCATTCCGAACCGCCACTGGCATCGTAAGCATAAACAGCCATAAATCACCTCAAAAGAAAATTTTGTGGTTTTAGACTAGAGAGAGTAGAGAGGTTCGAGGGTTTAGGCGATACAGGTACTGCTTAGAAATTTTCTATCGACTGACGAGGCCGTTCAAAGCCCGTGTATCCCCGGCCTGTGGCGCGAGGATTCATGGTGTTACAGAGCGGGCATCCGGAGTTGGTATCGACCGGATCGGCGTAATAGTCCGTGGTCGTGACAAGGCCCGGGCCAGAGATGGTACCCGTTTTCTGCGTGGCCGACCCGGAAGGGATCGCTCCTTGACTGGGACCGGTGGCACGTTTTTTCAGGTCCACAATAAACCCGCACTGAGCGCAGGCAATCATATCATCCAGCGTGTCGGATTTCTTGATGTAGCGCGACTGCACAATTTCCCGGCCGTCGCCTGCGTTCGGGCCCGGATGGACAGCGTTCATCGTTTTCCTGTCAGACGTTTCAATTCGACGTCGGCTAAACTGTTGACGGGCCTTGTATCGGGAAGTCGAAGTTCCCGGATTTCTTTTCCGACTTTCTTGGCTTGTAGATAGTCTTTATGCCCGACGCCCAGTTTATCGGCCACAAACTTTTCCTGGTCTGAGAGATCGGCTTCTCCGGAGGGAGAGCCTTCTCCGCCGCCGGCCAGGCCGGGATCGGAGCCCGTATATCCGGGACCTCCGGACACGCGAGTTCGCTCCACGGTCGTGGTCCTCGGAGTTTCCCGAGGTTTAGAGTCGGCATGTTTGCCTTTGACGAAATAATAAATCTTTTCCAGCATCTCACCGTTTCGTCGTTCGGGCGGATAGAGTTTCAGTTCCTCTTCGATTTCTTTGCGGTAGTTTTCGATGTCGGCCTTCTTTTCGATTTTCGACCACGCCGACTGTTCCACGACCGGAGCGCTGATCCGTGCCACCGTGCGTTCGTGCGCCTGCATCTGCTCTTCAGTGAACCCCAGGGCCTTACGTTCTTCTTCCCGGGCCCGCTGCCAGGCATCTGCGGTCGGAACGGATTTCGGAGTTTCCTCCGCCGGTTTTTCCATCTTCTCGACTTTATCTTTGATGTCCTTTAAAACGTCCATGACCGGATCCGGAAGATTGCCTTCGTCTATGGTTTTAGTTTCTTGATCGGGCATACAAGGTCTCCTTGGTTTTGGGTTCTTTAATCTTCTTCTTCATCAGACGATCCATCATCCCCCAGATCGCTTCCAGAGTTTTCTTCTTGGGTTTGCGGTTCCCACAAATCCACACGTTCATGGTTTGCCATTTCCAGAAGGTTCTGTGGCATGAGACAGATCCTCCAATTTCGCTTTCAGAACCGACAGACGTTCCCGGGACAAGGCCGCCATCTTCAAGATCCGTTCGGGTTCTTCGATCCAGTTCATGAGCTGCTTTTTCTGGATGTAGTGGCGAACGATAAAGTCCATCCAGTCGCTGCGGCTCGACACATACTGCTGTTTGCCGAATTCGTCGGTCTTGACGTAACCGGTGGCCGGAGCGTCCGGGAGATACCCTTCGGCCTGGGAAATTTCTTTGGCGTGGATGTCCACCACGACTTGCAGGTCTTTTAAGTAGCCTTGCCAGTCCTTGTTTTCTTTTAAGCGTTCGTACTTTTCCGCTTTGGCAATGGCATCTTCAAAGATTCGGATACTGCTTTCGATTTGGTTCCGGGTCAGTTTTTCTTTGTCCTGTTGAGTGAGCATTGGGTTTAGGCGTTTCCTTTCTGGCTGCGGTCGAGCTGCGAGGGCCGGTGATCGGACGATCCCTGGCGCCGGCCGGTCGGTTCTTTCTTAGGTTTTCCGGATTTTTCATGGACTGCTTGCAGGAGCGCTTCGTGGGACGGCGTTCCTTCAGGGCCGGCCATGGCATCCTGCTCCTGCATTTCCTGAAGCAGTTGATTTAACGGCGGCAGAAGTTTCTGGATATTCTTTTTCTTTTCGGCAAACATCGTTTCCCGAACCAGTTCCCACCGGCGCTTGATGTTCATGCCGACCAGGGGTTCCTTGGCCCAGATCTCGTAATCGGTGAACGCCCGTTGCAGGAGCGCGTCCGGGCTGTCTAAGACCGTGGACCGGGACGGTTCAATGGTCATGTTGCGGTTGCGGAGTTGCACGCGTTTGATTTCGTTCCGGATCCAGGCCGCCGTCGTTTCGTCGTAGGAAGCATATTCCAGAACCGAATCCGGAGAAAACTGGTAGTAGAGTTCGAGCACCTGCCAGGCCACTTCCACGAGCGATCCCCGCAGTTCCCGGATGTACCCGTCGATACGTTGATTGGACTGCTGGATTTGCGCCATCTGCTTTTTCCCGGAGGCTCGCGGGTCCCTTTTCTCTGCGACCCCGCTACGCGCTCCGGAAGAAGCCGTGCCGGTCAGCATGTCGCCGATCTGGAAAAGGTTCTGCTCTTCCTGCAACGTCCCGGCGAAATCGACCTTGGTTTCGAGCTGTTTCATGTTGTTCATGTTGGATACGGGAAACCGAACCCCTGGATAGAAATAGGTGTCGCGCCGTTCCATGCGCATCAAGAGATCGGTTTCGTTGACGTTCACCAGAAACGATGGGACGGTCGTGATCGTCCGGGAATCAATGCGCTGGTTATGCTGCGTGTTTATTTCTTCGTTGATGTCGAAGAGCATATCCATGAAACAACGGCCGAGCAATCGGTTGGGTTTGCGCCGGATGCGAAAAGGAACGTAATTGGATCGGTTATGCCAATATGGAAAACGTTCCATGCGGAGCAGCTTGTCATGTTCGGGATTGTATACGACATGATAAAATTCCTCTTCCCCGTCGTCGTTCAAGTCCGTTTTCAAATTCCCGCGAACGCAGTCGTATTCGTCCGGCGTCCTCCGGTTGGAGGAAATTCCCTCGATGGTATCGAGCTGCTGCGAGATGTCGTCCATGGCGGCGTTCTTGGGATTGGCTTCGAGCATCTTCTCGGTTTCTTCTTTGTAAAACTGGCCGCGGTTAACCATCCCTTGAAAGTAGGGTTTGCGTTCCCGGTACTGGTCGCCATGAAACTGGGTGTAGGCGATGTTGCGGGAAGCCACCGGATAGCGCACGAAGTCTTTGAGTTCGACCGTCCGGGCCTTGGGACCGCGGTAACGAACCACCCGCTCTTCGATTTCCAGTTCAATGGGTTCCTGCATGAGTCCCAGTTGCCCGATCCAGGACTGGTAGGTGGACTCCGGAACCCCGGCCGACTCCGGCGTGGGAAACCGTTTCTGGAAATCCTCGACCGTCTCAAAGACCTGAACCGAATACTCCTTCGGATTTTCCACCACCCAGTCCAGGACCATGACAGACAACGGATCCCGGAACGCGAGCAGAAACGCCATCCGGGTTTCTTCGTCCAGGTTCAGTTGATTTTTCCAGACCCAGTTAAACCACCACTCGATTTTGGGATCGACATGCTCTTCGGCGTGTCCTTGCCGGGCCGGTAACATCTCCTTAAAAAACATCACCGGATCGGCTTCGAGCAGCGTCGAAGAAACAATGTCGGTCGCAATCAAGATCTGAATTTCCGTGTAGGGGATGTTCAGGTTAGACGAGTTCGGCCAGGGATAATCCTTGGCCTGGCTGATTCCTTCCAGGCGATCCACGGAGGTCAGGAGTTTATTGTTCTGGTACTTGGTGTTATCTCTCCACTCTTGAACGGCCGTCTTCATGAGTTTCTTGACCCGGATCATTTTTTCTTCCGAAAGCGGAAGCAGTTTCCGGTACGAATTGGCGTCTACCTTGGCCAGTTTAACGACGTGAGTTTCCGGATCCATTTCCGGAACCCCTGGCGGCGGCATCGTCAGGCCCAGTTCGCGGGCCTCTTCAGGCGTGTCGAAAACCATTTAGACGGGTTTCCCCGGGTTTCCCTTGGATCCCGTGCCGCTGGCCGGGTTCACCGCTTGCCGTCCTTGAAACGACGCGCTCGCGCGGTCCTTCAAGTTCTGGGGATTCATACGAGCATTGCCCATGGCCTCGTCCCGTTTACCTTCTGATTCTTTTGGCTGATTCCATCCCATGTTATTTATACCTCCGAGCGTTTGAGTTTTCGTCTTTAATGGTTTTTGGATTGGACTTGAACACGCGTGTCGTCATCAGGTCTTTCAGAGTCCGGTCGGCCAGACTTTCCGTGGAAGCCTTCTGGAGCACTCCGGGCTTGGAATCGTACTGGTAGGCGGAGAGTTTATCCGAATGGACCTGGACCTGTTTGAGCGAAGCCTTGGCGCGATTAGCGGATTTTTTCTTCATGGTCTTTTTCATCAGAACCCTCTCAAATTCCGAAGCGCACTATCGGCTTCGTTGTCCGATTTCTTTTTCTGTCCGGAACCGTCGCCTGTCGCCGATTGGACGACATTAACGTGGACGTGGACCAGGTGATG